GGCAAGCCCGGCGGCACACCCGACGAGCCGTTTAACTTGTCCCGCTATCAGACCGAAGATGCCGCCGCGATTATTGGTGGCGTAGCTGATGCGCTCAATATCAGAACCAAGGCCGTCACGTTTCAAGAGATCAAGGACAAGGCAGCAGAGTCTGGCATCAACGAAGGCTTTCTGTCCCGTCTGATCGGCAGCGATGGCCGCATGATGGCCAATGCGGTTGAGACTTACAAAGCGCTTGAGGTGCTGGAGTCCAGCGCCAACGAACTCGACAAGCTGTTCAAGATGGTCAACAGCGGCACGGCCACCGATGTGGACAAGCTCAAGCTGCGCCAGCAGATCGCCTTCCACGGCCTGATCCAGCGCGGTGTCAAGGGCATCCAGACTGAGACCGCCAGATCGCTGGCTGTGTTCCGCATTCCCCGTGATGGAAATGCTGCTGCGGTGCGCCAAGTGATTGACGAATACGGTGGTGACGCTGCCCTGTCTGTCATGGCCAAGTCTTACCTGACGCTGGAGTCACGCGCTGCTCGCAACTCTATGGTCGAGAAGTCAACCATGTCAGGCTTGAAGGATGTGTGGTTTACAACTTGGATGAACGGTTTGTTGTCCTCACCTGTCACCCATGCCAAGAACATATCGTCAAACACTATGTTTGGTCTTTATCAAATTCCAGAGCGGTTGATGGCATCTATGTATTCAAACTTCTTGCCAAAAGCTGTGCGCGAAGGAAAGATGCCAGATCTTGTTTTGAAGTGGGGCGATTTGCTACCCGGCTCTGCTGCTGACAAGATTGCCTACGACGAAGCGCTGACCATGGTCCAGTCTTTGCGCAATGGAATGGTTGAGGGCTTAGAGCTTGCAAGCATTGCATTTAAAAAGAATCAGCCTAGCGATTTAATGAGCAAGATTGAGGCGCAGCGTGGCACAACCCTTCCCTCTATTAGTTCTGCGGCCTTTGGCATTGAGCAAGACAAGTGGTTTGGCAAGGCCTTGGACTACTACGGCACAGCAATCACCTTACCCGGCAGAGCGCTGCTTGCAGAGGATGAGTTTTTTAAAGGCGTGTTGTATCGCATAGAGCTCAACACCCAGATTACTCGGCGCGGCAAGACGGTCTACCGCGATGCCTTGGATGCTGGTATGACCGAAGCTGATGCGCTGGCAAAGAGTGAGGCCGAGGTAATAAACCTATTCCAAAACCCGCCCCGTGATCTGGATGAAGCGGCCAGCCTGTTTGCCCAGAAGGGAACCTTTACTGCCGAACTGCCGCCAGCTTTAAAGAGTTTGCAAAAGGTTTTTAATAATGCGGCTTTAAAAATAGTCCAGCCGTTCTTTAAGACACCGGCCAACATTGGCCTACAACTTATTGAGCGCAGTCCTTTTGCCCCACTGTCGTCCCAATGGCGCGAAGAGATTGCAAAGGGTGGTGTATTCCGCGACATGGCCTTGGCAAAGGTCACGCTTGGCACATCATTGCTTGCCACATTTGCATTGATGTCTGCTGAAGGCCAAATTACTGGTAGCGGCCCAGTTCGCAAAGCTGATAGGGATGCGCTGATTCGAGATGGCTGGCAGCCCTACTCTTTCAAAATTGGCGGCAAGTACTACAGCTATAGGGGCATGGATCCCATGTCTGGGTTTTTGGGAATTGCTGCTGACTATAGTGAATATGCACAACGCGAAGAAGATGACTCAAAAATTGAAGAAGTATTTTTGGGTGGTGCGTTAGGTTTTTACGAGTTCATGTCACAGCAAACTTATTTACAAGGACTTGCCGACATCACTAAATTGCTCGGCTTGGGGAAAAGTGGGCAAGACGAAGATGTAAATATTAAGAAAACAATAAACGGCTTAGTTGAAAAAATTGGTGGCTTTTTAATTGGTGGCTCGCCAGCTGGAGCTTACAGTTCAATGCTTGCTGGTATTGAGCGTTTATCGGATCCTACAAATAAAGACATTCACCCAAATCCAGATCTTCCCATGGGGGTGCGTGGCTTTGCTGAAGCGTTTAACAAGTACAAGTCCCGCATACCCTACTTTAACGCAGATCTGCCAGCAAAACTAAATCTTTGGGGCGATGAAACCGTGTCCGGCACAGGAGCGCTCTACGAAATGGTGTTGCCTACAAGGGTCACAGCCCAGCAGTTCTCTGAGGTTGATGATGGATTAGTGCGACTTGGCTCACCCATTGGCATGCCAAGTAGAAAAATTGATGGTATTGAAATGAATGCAATTCAATACAACCGACTTCTTAGCATCTACGGTAAGGAGCTGCCATCTAAAGATACGCTTTTATCAACAATGCAAACCCCAGGATTTGATTTGCTTGATAAAAAAAACCAACAAGAGACTGTTCAGCGGGTGCATTCAATGTATATGGGCAGGGCAAAAACTATTCTTCTGTCTGAATATCCAACACTGCAAGACAAAATTGACAATTTAAAAGAGTTAAGAATAACTCAAGGCCTCTATTACAAACCGGATTAAAAAAGTACAATTTCCAACAGGAAGGATTGAATCATGGCCGTACCAATCAGTAACGTAACACGCCGAACAGTCTATGCGCCAAGTGGCGCTGGTGGCGTTGGCCCGTATGCTTTCACCTTTGAGATCTTGGCTAACACCGATATTGCCGTTTACAAAGATGAGGTGCTGCTGACGTTAACCACCCACTACGCCGTGACCATCAACGCCAACGGCACTGGCTCAGTCTTGATCAATGCCACGGGTCTTGCCCTTGCCCCAACCTCGCCAACCCAGTACGCCATTGTCGGCAACCGCACGATCTCCCGTACTACTGACTTCACCACGGGTGGCGACTTCTTTGCCAACACGTTGAACGACGAACTTGATAGCCAGACTATCTTTGCCCAGCAAAACTCTGAGGGTCTACAGCGTGCGCTGAGTGCGCCACAGACAGATCCAACCACCATCAACATGGTGTTGCCACTTGCATCATTGCGAGCTAATAAGACTCTTGGCTTTGATGCTACTGGCAATCCATCTTTGGGTGAAACCCTTGGCACCAACCGTGGCAACTGGGCGGCCAGCACTGTCTACTATGTGCGAGACATAGCCAAAGACACAACCACAAACAACATCTTCCAAGTAATCACAGCACACACATCAAGTGGATCTCAGCCCATTACCACCAATGCTGACTCTGCCAAATGGACACTACTGGTAGACGCTTCATCTGCGACCACATCTGCTACAGCTGCCGCAGCGTCTGCCTCGGCGGCCAGCACATCAGCAAGCAATGCATCCACCTCGGCCAGCAACGCAAGCACGAGCGCAAGCAATGCGTCCAGCTCTGCCTCTGCGGCGAGCACAAGCGCCAGCAATGCAGCCACAGCACAGACTGCCGCAGAAGCCGCAAGAGATTCTGCCTTGGCTGCATACGACAACTTTGATGATCGCTACCTTGGCCCTTACGCCAGCAACCCCACGCTAGACAACGACGGCAACACACTGCTTGCTGGCGCTTTGTACTTCAACACCGTGGTGCCAGAGATGCGCTTATGGACAGGCTCTATTTGGGTAGCTGCCTATGTCTCAGGTACTGGATTTTTGTCATCCTCAAACAATCTGTCTGAGTTGACGGCTACTGCTTCAACAGCAAGGTCAAACCTTGGTTTGGTAATTGGCACAAACGTGCAAGCATGGGACACTGATCTAGACACATGGGCAACTAAGACGGCTCCATCTGGGACTGTTGTTGGTACAACCGATACGCAGACGCTGACCAACAAGACCCTGACCAATCCCACAGTCACTAACTACGTTGAAACTGTGGTGGCCATTGGTAACTCAGGCACGACACAGACCTTATCGTTAACCAGCGGTACTGTGCAGACAGTCACCATGACTGGCAACTGCACATTCACCATGCCAACAGCAACGGCTGGTAAGTCATTCATTTTGATTTGCACACAAGATGGCACAGGCTCACGCACAGCGGTGTTTACATCGGTCAAGTTCCCTAGTGGAACAGCACCAACGCTGACCACTACAGCAACCACAGGCGTTGACATACTGACCTTTGTGGCTAACGGCACAAGCTGGTTTGGTACAGCAGCACAGGCGTTTGCATAATGTTTGCAGCTAAAGACACCCTTCTTACCCGACCAAGTGGCAGCTATCAAATCAGCCGTAGTGTGCGTCTGCGAAAAAGTGCATCAGGATATTTTAATAAAACATATAGCAATTCTCCAACAAGTCGCACAACCATGACCATGAGTTTTTGGGTCAAGCGAGGAACATTGTCAGACGCTAATGTTATGTTTATTTATGGTACTAGTGGAAATTTTGAAAGTGCTAGGTTTAACACGGACAATACATTGTCAGTACTTGGGCCGTATATGTCTGCTCAACAAGGAACTTTTACTACTACTCAAGTTTTTCGTGACCCATCCGCTTGGTATCACATTGTTGTTGTTTATGACACTACAAATGCAACTGCGGCAAATCGAATTCGTTTATATGTGAATGGAAATCAAGTTACATCGTTTAGTTCATCTACCAATTCAAATATAAACAACACTACTACTGAGTGGTTGGTATCAGGATTAGAAAGCGACATTGGAAATGGCGCTGCTGCGGCAAGACACCTTGATGGCTACATGACTGAAATTAACGTCATTGACGGTCAAGCACTGACACCATCATCCTTTGGCGAAACCAACGCTGTCACAGGCGTATGGCAACCTAAGAAGTATGGCGGCACATACGGCACAAACGGCTTCTATTTGAACTTCAGCGACAACAGCGCAGCCACCGCAGCAGCCATCGGCAAAGATAGTTCAGGCAACGGCAACAACTGGACTCCTAATAATATTAGCATCACTGCTGGTGCGACCTACGACTCCATGCTTGATGTGCCTACGCCGTATGCTGATGGTGGTAATGGTCGTGGGAATTACTGTGTATTGAATCCTGTGAATGCAACAAGTGCGGCTGGAACAAGTTTATCAAATGGAAACTTACGAATAATTGGTGTTGGGACAGGCAATACAAATGCATGGATTGGAACACTAGGAACTTCTTCTGGTAAATGGTATTACGAAGTAGTTATGGGAGAAAATAACGGAGTTGTTGGAATATCACAAACTGGAAATCCAAACGCATATCCGGGTGGGGACGCAACAAGTTATGGGTATAGCACTGCTGTTAAATACAATAATAATATTTCAACAGCTTATGGTGCATCACTTACAGGTGGAGATATTGTTGGTGTTGCATATGATTTAGATGCAGGAACAATCACATTTTACAAAAACAACGTAAGTCAAGGCCAAGCATTTAGTGGATTAAGTGGAATATATTTTCCAGCGGTTAGAGCAGGTAGTACTGGTGCGGCTGTTTCTGTCAACTTTGGTCAACGCCCATTCAGCTACACACCACCAACAGGCTTTGTTGCACTGAACACGCAGAACCTACCAACGCCTACGATTAGCAATGGTGCTAGTTACATGGCGGCTACAACTTACACAGGCACAGGGTCAGCATTAACTGTTGCAAACACTGTTGGTAGCGCATCATTCCAGCCTGATTTGGTGTGGGTGAAAGGTAGAAGTGGTGCAACTGACCATGCTTGGTATGACGCAGTGCGTGGTGTGCAAAAACAATTAGAGAGCAACACAACAACAGCAGAGACAACAGAGACAACAGGCTTAACTGCATTTGGCACTACAGGATTTACTATTGGTGCGTTGGCTCAAATGAATACAAATGCCGCCACATATGTTGGCTGGCAATGGAACGCTGGCGGCTCAACAGTAACCAACACCAGTGGTTCTATTTCAGCACAAGTAAGAGCAAACACCACTGCTGGATTTAGCGTGGTGACTTATACGGGTACTGGCTCTGGCACACCAACAATTGGTCATGGACTTGGTGTTGCCCCTTCAATGGTTATTGCCAAGACTAGAAGCACGGCAAATGGTTGGCTTGTCTATCACCAATCACTTGGCGCAACACAATCCATCATTTTGAATGGCACTAATGCCGCATCTACACAATCCGATTGGGGCAACACAACTCCAACATCAACTGTATTTTATGTAAATGGTGGCAACAACAATATCAGCGCCGCTACCTATGTAGCCTACTGTTTTGCCGCAGTAGCTGGCTATTCTGCATTTGGTAAATACACAGGCAATGGAAGTACAGATGGGCCATTTGTTTATCTTGGGTTTAGACCAAGATTTGTAATGGTGAAACGAACTGACACCACAGGAAACTGGATTATTTGGGATAGCGCAAGAGATACTTATAACGCAACCAATTTAATTCTTTTCCCAAATCTTTCAAATGCAGAAAGCACTGCTGAAAATATAGATTTTCTTTCTAATGGATTTAAATTGCGTGTAAATTCTGCTGGCGATAACGCCAGTGGCGGCACATACATTTATGCCGCCTTTGCCGAAAACCCATTCAAACTTTCTCTAGCGAGGTAACACATGTTTTTACTCAACGGCAACCCATTACCACTCGACACACCATTCACCATTGATGGAACGTCATACCCTGCCAACTGGCTACGCCTAACAAGCATTGCAGAGAAGAACGCTGTTGGCATCACAGAGGTGGCAGACACTCAAGTCACATACGATGACCGCTTCTATTGGGGTGTAGACAATCCAAAGCAACTGGATGACATCACAGTCTCGCCCGAACAAGGTGACCCATACACACAGCATGGACTCAAGCACCAGTGGACTGCCACAGTTAAAGACACCGCCAACAAGCTGTTGTTTCAGTCTGACTGGATGGTGATCCGCAAGGTAGAGCGCAATGTGGCTATTTCTGCTGACACTGTAACTTACAGGGCAGCGGTAATTACCGAATGCACAAGGCTTGTGACTGCCATTGCTGGCGCTGCTGATGTGCCTGCTTTGATTGCTGTGGTGACTGCACAAGGATGGCCAGCATGACACCAACAGAAGCCCGGCTTGATACGCACGAACAGGTCTGCGAGTTTCGCTACGACAGTATCAACGCTCGACTCAAACGCATTGAGCAGATCCTGATCGGCTCATGTGCAGCCATCATCGGCATGCTCCTGACGTTGGTGCTGAAGCTGTGATGCATCATGCCGCTCACCATTGCACTGGCCGCTGTAGCCTTGGTGAAAAACATCCGAGAGGGGTGCGAGCTTTACAAGCAGGCAAAGGAATCCTTTGTCGAAATAAAGGAAACGTATGACCAAGCTGCTTCCATTGCTCAAGAGGTACACGGGTTCCTTGGTCCAATCATTGCATTTTTCAAGGGAAAAAGTAAGCCTGCAAAGCCACCTCCTGTGGCTGCACGTTCAAAAAATAAGTCTAAGTACGTTGCTGTTGATGAGACAAAAATCAAAGCAGATATTGTCAAAAGTATCAGCGAGTTTTTTACGCTTCAAGAAAAGCTAGCGGCCAAGATCAGACTTGAAGAGGAGCAGAGCAAGACAGTCTACGACCCAGATCAGAACCACAACATCGCGGCCATGAACAGAGTGCTGGCGCTGCAACAGATGTCTGAGCTGGAAATTGAGATCAGAGAGATCATGGTGTACCAGACCCCCGGCATGGGTGCGTTGTACAGCGAGGTCTTCAAGATGAGAGAAGTCATCGCAGAGGAACAGGAAAAAGCAAGACTGAAACAAGAGGCAACAAAAAGGCAAGAGGCATGGCAACTCAGGCAAGAGGAAAGAAACCTGCAAGCAAAGTTGGCAGCAGTAGTAGTGACTACCCTATTCCTCCTCTACCTATGGCTGTGGCTCCTGCTGATAAATCGGTGGGGGAAGACATAGTGGCTGCGATTCTTTTGGTTGTGTTTGCAGCGTTCATCCTGCCGCTTGGTGCAATGTTGTACCTCGATATCTTGGAAGCAAAGCATCAGGTCAATGTGCAATTGGAGAAAGTAGAGAAGCTCAGACGGCAAGTGGAACAGCAACAAAGGAAAGGTAACAAGGATGACTAAGCAGCTAGAAAAGAATTCAACATACGCAGCGTTTGACGCAGACGGCGACGGCGTTGTAACTGACGACGAGTTGGCCAAGAGCGAGCGCATGATGCAGATCGAAAACATGGACAAGCTGGCCGATCAGCAGCGTGTCATGGCTTGGGTCGCAATGGGCTTGCCATTCTTGATCATTGTCTTTTTGTGTGCTCCATACATAACTGACGCACGGGTTCAGATTGTGATGGGCTTGGCCACGACCTTTGCCGCAGCGATGGGCACCATTGTGGTGGCCTTTATGGCAGCCACTGCTTACATCAGAGGCAAGATGAGCGATGCTTAAGCTGGCGCTGGCTGCGGCCATGCTGGCTGCTGCCTTTGCCTCTGGCTTTGCTGTGCAGGGCTGGCGCAAGGATGCGCAGATCGCAGAGATTGAGGCAGCCAACTCGGCTGCTGTGGCCGCTGCCACTGCGCAGGCCATGGAAGACACCACCCAGATGCAAAGGAAGAAAGATGCTGCACTACAACAGGCAACCAAACGTGCGCAAGAGAATGCTGCCGCTGCTGCTGCTATTCGCGTTGAGCGCGACGGGCTGCGCAACCAGATCAACACCGCCACCAGCGCTTTGCCCACAGCTACCTGCGGCTCCGCAAGAAGCTACGCCGCCACCGCCGCAGACGTATTCGAGCAATGTGCTACAGCTCTTGAAGAGCTGGCGGCAAAAGCTGATGGACACGCCTCTGACGCAAGAACCCTGACAAATGCTTGGCCAACAACTGAAAGGAAACCATGAACTTGACCGCTAATTTTTCCCTGCATGAACTGACAAAGTCAGAGACTGCCCTGCGCATGGGCTTTGATAACACGCCCGGTGAAGCCGAGACTGAAGCCCTGCGCCTGCTGTGCGAAAAGGTTTTGCAGCCGGTGCGCGACCACTACGGCAAAGGCGTAAAAGTCAATTCAGCTTTCCGTAGTACAGAATCCAACAGTGCCGTTGGGGGATCAAAAACAAGTGACCATTGCAAGGGCATGGCTGCTGACATTGAGATACCCGGCGTACCTAATGCAGAGTTGGCGCAGTGGATCATGGACAACCTTGATTACACACAGCTCATCCTTGAGTTCTACACACCCGGCATTCCTGACAGTGGCTGGTGCCATATTTCCTATGACCCAGCTAACCTCAAGAATCAAGAGCTGACAGCCACCAAGGTAGCAGGCAAGACAACCTACCTGCCGGGCTTGGTGGCTTGATTACTGAGCTGCGCCAAGCGCTTTGATGCGCAGGGTGTAGTTAGCTGTGTGCCTGATCCGCTTGACTTGGTCAATGCGTCCGATGGTGTCTTCGTTGGCCAAGCGTAGTTCTTTCAAAGCGGTCATGCGCTCACGCGCAGGCCGCTTGCCAGCTCTAGCTGTTTTGTCGGCCAGATCTTCGTAGGCATCTTGCCACTCATCCAACTGTTGATGCAATGAGAATGGCTCCTCTTTGCCGGGCACCAACAAAGCAAACCCAACTGGCTCAGCGCTGTCATCAGGTGGCTGCGCAATCTCGGCCAGCTCTGGCTTAACCCTGTCAACCAGCTCAGCGTCAATGATGTCTGGCTCGCTGGCCACAACTGGGATGGCCACAGGCTCAGGCTTGGTCACCGCGTCCAGCGGATTGCGCGGGGTGATGTCCTTGGCTGGCCGTGGCTTAGCCTCTTCGGGGTAGTCCTCTGCTTCTTCAGCGCTGATCAAGCCTCTCAGAACATCTGGGAAAGCATCCCGCAGCGCAAAGCCGCGAGCTCTCATCTGGAGCATGCGGTTTGGGTACTGAGTCCACGGGCCTTGCTTACCCCAAAGATTTGCTTTGACAGCATCTTTAACTGAAAACCTAGCAGTCACAGGCTTGCGGCCTTTGCGTGTTGCAATGCATACAGCTACAGCGTCAGATGTTCCTTCCTTTTCAAGGTATTCTTCAATATCTTCGCAGACAGAGCTGGCCTGCACCAGCGCCATCATGGCATCGCCGTAGACCGATGGTTTGCCATTGATCACCGCGATGTTTTGCAGGGCTTGCATGGGTGCCAGCCCAAGCTCCATACCCCATTGAACACAAACCAAGATATCGCCCGGCTTACCCATATATTTACTGGGAACCATGTTGCTGTTGGACAACATCTCGCAAAATGTCATGGCCTCGGTAAGGTTAGTTGGAGCAAAACTGCCCCTGTTAGTTGTGGCTAGCTGCATCACTCTTCACCTTCCAAATTTGCGCGCAAGGTTTCAAAAACAAGTGTGGCAATAGATTCAACAATTTTTCCAGCTTGGTCAATGCTCAAGTCTGGCATTGCCTCAAGGATTGCGACAGTTGCTATGGCGTGTGCGTTCTGCACTGCTTGCTGTTTAGTCATTTGACTGTCTCCTTGATTGTTAAATTTGATTGACGAATTGAATATGCTTCTTTGGCTGGTACTACCTTCTCGGCTTGGCTTTTGTAGGATCGGACTGGCCATTTAATTGTAAAATTGCCAACCTTCGCCACAGTAAATACCCCAATAAGGTCTTTTAGGCTTTGTTCAGTATCAGCTATGTTTTGCTCGGTAATTTTTAAAGTGAGCTTTGCATCTAAGATGCGCTGGGCAAGTTTTGTTGCAGACGCATCCAGCTCAATGACTTCTTCTTCAGCAGGATAAATGCCTCGACTCTCTGGCCAGCGCTCGCCGTCCGATGGCGGGTAGTAGTCAACAGACCCAGTCTCTTTCCAGTTCTCAAGCCGCAGCTGGAAATCAATCGTGACATCACGAATTCGATTAAGAGTGCCTTGGTGCGGTGCAAACAGGAAGAGTCGCAGTTCAGTGCCTTTGTACAAAACAGCAACACAACCCCACTTTGCTTTAACGATATCCATTTGAGCTTGAAGCTGGATGGGGCCTCGCCAGAGCGGGGGGATCTCTTCTGCGGCCATCGCAGTGAGCTTGGCTTCGATGACCCCCATGCCATCAAGCTGGATTGAGTCTTGGCCAATGACGTAGATGCCTGCCTCGGTATCAGTGGTGACCACTTGGCCAAGGCTGTAGGCTGACCCATCCAGACTGCAACACAGAGGCAGCTCATCATGGAAGAAAGCTTTATCGTGATCGGTGACCAAGTCAATTAGCTGCAAGCGCTTGGCAGCTTCAGCCAGGATAACGGGCTCTAGGGTATTTCCCCATGCCATGCTTTCGTTGCCTATGTCGGGGCGCTCCAAGCCCCGAAGTGCGTTGATGGAAAATTCAAGCTCATCATTCGGGGTCTGATATTTCGACAGACCCATGATTGATGGCAACCGAGATGCCGACATAATTGTGTCGGGCGTGACTTTGTTGACCATTTATAACTCCCATTATTTAGCTAGTTTGTAGACCCGGATCATTCGGGCGTGAGCAGAGGCATGCGTGGCATTGGTGATGCCGCAGACCTCAAATTGAGATGACTTGAAAACCGCACCGAAGACTGACGGGTGCAGGTTGGGTGGCAAGGTGACCTGTGCG